CCTACAAGTAGCTGAGGATTCTTCTAAATTAACTATACCTTACTTAATCCATCAAGATGAGTCAACTACTGGGCAGAGGAGTTTAACAACACCCTGGCAGTCAGTAGGAGCTAAGGCTGTGGTGACCTTAAGTGCTAAGCTAATGCTTAGTCTTCTACCTCCACAGACTAGCTTCTTTAAACTACAAGTTGATGAAACTAAGCTAGGTGAATACGGACCAGAGGTTAAGTCTGAACTAGACTTAGCCTTTGCTAAGGTTGAACGGGTTATCCTTGAAAGCATTGCAGCTTCTGACGATAGAGTAGTAGTACACCAAGCTATGAAACATCTAGTAGTAGCTGGTAATGCACTCATCTTTATGGGTAAGGATAAGCTTAAGTTATTCCCACTTAATCGATATGTAATCGATAGAGATGGTAACGGTAATGTAATTGAGATTGTTACTAAAGAAAGTATTAACAAAAAAATTATTGAAGAATTAGTACCTGACTTACATGGAGACATACAGCCAGAGTACGGAGATACAGAAGAGTCTAGTGAATGTGAGGTCTATACACATGTCAAGGTCTATGGAAACAGAGTCTCTTGGCATCAAGAAGTATATGATAAGATCATTCCTAAATCACAAAGTAAGTCACCACTAAATGTAAGTCCCTGGCTTCCACTTAGATTCAATACAGTTGACGGAGAGGCTTACGGAAGAGGCCGTGTCGAAGAGTTTATCGGAGACTTTAAATCCCTAGAGGCATTAAGTCAAGCCCTAGTGGAAGGCTCTGCAGCAGCCGCTAAGGTGGTGTTCACTGTCAGCCCTAGTTCCAGTACTAAACCACAGACACTAGCTAAGGCTGGTAATGGTGCTATCGTACAAGGAAGACCCGATGATATCGGTGTTATTCAAGTAGGTAAGACTGCTGACTTCTCCACTGCAGCTAACATGATGATGCAGCTAGAGAAGAGACTAAGTGAAGCATTCCTTATCCTAAGTGTAAGACAATCTGAACGCACAACTGCCGAAGAGGTGCGTATGACTCAGATGGAATTGGAACAACAACTTGGTGGACTATTCAGTCTACTAACTGTTGAGTTCTTAGTACCTTACCTTGACCGTAAGCTTAACGTACTTCAAAAGAATGGTACTATCCCACGTATTCCTAAGGACTATGTTAAACCTACTATCGTAGCCGGTATTAATGCTCTTGGACGTGGACAAGATAGGGAAAGTCTAGGCATGTTCCTACAAACTATAGCACAAACTATAGGACCAGAAGCTATCATGCAATTCATCAATACTGATGAAGTTATTAAACGTCTAGCAGCTGCATCAGGTATCGACGTACTTAACCTAGTGAAGAGTATGCAAGAGATCCAAGGTGAACAGCAGCAACAACAGCAGCAACAGATGGCTATGCAGGATCAGCAGAATGCTCCAGCTATGGCTGCAGTAGCTCAGAAGCAACAGCAAGCTGAGATGCAGATGGCACAGCAACAGCAACAACCACCAAAATAAATTATGGCAGAAACATTAACAGTAGATACTACACCACAAACAGAAGTACTGAATGCAGATGAGCAGGAGTCACTAGAAATTGGTGAGAAGATGCAAGCTGAACAGGAAAGTCTGTTAGCTGGTAAGTACAAGAATGCTGAGGAATTAGAGAATGCATACATTGAACTTCAAAAGAAGTTAGGCGGTGAAGAAGATGAACAAGCTCCAGAAGCTGAAGCAGAGACTGAAGAAACTGAAGAGTCAGAACCGGAAGAGGATGTCGCAACTGATATCCTTGACCGGCTATGGGATGAAGCAGTTGAAGGTACCATCTCTGAAGAAACCGTACAAGAACTTTCTAAAGCTAACCCTAGTGAGTTAGCTAAGATGCATCTAGAGTATAGGCAAGCTAATCAACAACAAACTCTTAACGATAGCCAAGTAACTGAACTAAAAAGCATTGCTGGTGGTGATAAAGAGTATGATACTATGATGGGCTGGGCTAATGATAGTCTAGATAAAGGAGAGATTGATATGTTTGATCAAGTAATGGACAAAGGAGATCCAGTCTCCTGCTTCTTTGCTATCCAAGCTCTTAAATATAGATACGATGATGCCTCAGGAACAGAGGGTAGAATGCTAACAGGTAAATCAGCGAAGAATCAAGGTGATAAGTTTGAGAGTCAAGCTCAAGTGATTGAAGCTATGAATGATTCTAAGTATGAGAATGACCCTGCTTACCGTAAGAAGGTAGCAGAAAAACTTGAAAGATCTGATATACAATTCTAATGACAGTAACCACCAACGAACTAGGACAACAAAACCTTTACGCTAAAGAACCACCAATGGAGATTATGGAAGTAACAGAAACACACAACGAAAAAGCTGAACGAGTTAATGGACGCCTAGCAATGCTAGGAGTCTGGGCTGCAGTAGGCTCATACATTGTAACAGGTCAGCTAATCCCTGGCTTGTTCTAAACAAAACAAACATCCGTTCACTCCGAAAGGAGCGCATGTTACTTAACTCAGGGAACGGGGAGTTAAGCTATGGAGTTAATCATGAAAGCCGTAGAATTGCGAGCACGAGTAAAGGAGCAACAGCAAGCTGAGAAGCAAGCTAAACTTGTTTACCGTGGAGTGGCTTACCTTAAAGGTAAGTGACTCAAAACTATTCCTTTATTAATTATTAAAATGAAATCATTTATTGCACTTGCCACACTGTCTGCTCTCTCTGCGACACCTGCAATGGCTGGACCCTATGTTAACGCTGAAGTTAATAGTGGTTGGGCTGGCTCAGATTGGGCCGGCTCAGCTACCGATCTACACGTAGGTTACGAAGGTACTGCTGGAGCTGTTAGCTACTACCTGCAAGGTGGTCCTCAAGTACAAGCATCCAACGGTGGTGGAGATAACAACACCGAACTATCAGGTAAGGTAGGCGGAAGCATCGCTGCTTCTGAAGATGTATCAGTCTATGGGGAACTTGCGTTCGCTACTACAGATACCGATAACAATAACTACGGCACCAAGCTTGGTGTTAAGTGGTCCTTCTAAATGACTATATTATATGTAAGTTTTCTTACATTAATGTTAGTACTGGCTATGCAAATAACATGGCCAGTTAAATAAAAGGAGGGAGAGAACACCTCAGAGTCGGACTCTCTCCCAATTGGCATTAGCCCTTACGAGGATACCTTTTGCCGTCTAGACGGTGGGATAGACCACAACGCTACAAACAAATTGATCAACAATTTCACGTGAGAACATAAACAATACATTTATTTATTTAATTAACAATGGCTAATGCTCTAACTACCGCTATCGGTAGGATTAATAGTACCGGCTCAACTCCGTTGGCGCTAGGTACTGCATATGATACTAAGTATGCAACCTATCTTAAACTGTTCAGTGGTGAGCTGTTCAAAGGATTCCAGACTAATACAATCGCTCGTGATCTAGTCACAAAGCGTACACTTAAGAACGGGAAATCTTTGCAGTTCATCTACACTGGCCGTATGGATGCAGCTTATCATGAGCCTGGAACTCCAATTCTGGGAACAGAGAACGCACTGCCAGTAGCTGAGAAGACTATCGTAATGGATGATCTTCTTATCTCAAGTGCATTCGTGTATGAGCTTGATGAGACTCTTGCTCACTACGAACTTCGTGGAGAGATCGCTAAGAAAATCGGCTTTGCTTTGGCAGAAAAATATGACCGATTGATCTTCCGTTCTGTTACACGTGGCGCACGTGCTGCGCACCCTGTATCAGCCGCTGGTAAAGTAGAACCAGGCGGAACACAAATCCGTGTTGGTACTAATGCCTCAGGTGCTGATGCTTATGTCGCTACTTCATTGATCAATGCATTCTATGATGCAGCTGCAGCAATGGATGAGAAGGGTGTAAGTTCACAAGGACGACAGGCCGTATTGAACCCACGGCAGTACTATGAACTAGTACAACAGGTCGGGGAGAATGGTCTTGTAAACCGTGATTCACAAGGCGAGTCACTTCAAAGTGGTAAAGGAGTTGTCTCGATTGCAGGCATCACGATCCACAAATCAATGAACATTCCATTCTTTGGTAACTATGGTACTAAGTATGGTACTGCAGGTGCTACCAACCCAGGCGTAACTGCTCCTGGTAATGAAGGTTCACACGTAGGTAGTGACACTGAGCTAGAAGATGGCGGCGGTGTTAACGGTATGAATAACAACTACGGTGA